GCGCCGTTCGGTGTTGCAAGAAGGAAGAAGCTTGTGGCGTGGGCTGGTCGGCGCACCCCCCTCTTCGTTCCAATCTGGGCAATACTAAATGGCCTCTGGACTCTTCATCGGACTTACGGAGTGTGAACTCCTCGACATCAAAGCCAAGGCTGTAGCCATGATTACGGAGGGTAAGACGCTGATGTCCTACTCCGACTCTGGCTCCTCCGCGTCCAAGCAGTTTGCTATGCCCCCGAAGGAGATGCTCTCCGAGGCTATGTTCGCCCTGAGCCGCCTCGACCCGGACACCTATGGACGCCGTACGACGGTCATCTCGACCTCTTGGTCTACGCGCCGCGACTAATCTATGGCCCCCCGCAAGACCAAAGTCCCCACTGTCAGCCTCCGCAAGCCCGTCCTTAAGGCGGCTGCTGTTGCGTCTGCGCTCAAGCCACAGGCCGCCGTCATGGACAACCAGGGCAGTGGCTTTGGTGGCAGCTACTCGGGTTGGCAGAGCACGATGTTCTCGAACTCGCGCCGTGCCATCTTTGGCCAAGCACCGGGCGACCTACGCCAAGACCTGACGCCGTGGAACCGCATGGCCATGATCCGCAAGTGCCGATGGGCGGAGCGGAACAGCGGACTGTTCAAACAGATTCTGAATGACATGGTGCTCTACTCCGTGGGCGATGGCATCAAGGCCCAGAGCCACGCCAGCACGCCAGAGATGCAGGAAATCTACGAGGCTTACTTCGCAGAAAAAGGCAAAAAAATCGATATCACAAATCGCTTTAGTTTCTACAACTGCCAAGCCATCCTCCTCCGTGGCATGATCCGCGACGGTGACTCGTTCGCCGCCAAGGTGCGGAACGCCACGGGCGATGCGAAACTCCAGCTGATGGAGGCCCACCGCGTCGGTGACCCGCTCGACGAGAACGTGGTAATCCCTGGCATCCATGACGGTATCGTCTACGGCCCCTACGGTGAATACACTGCGGTGAACGTCTACAAGTCAGACGGCTCGAACCGCCAGATTCTTGCGCAATCCATGATGCACGTCGTCGACCATGAGTACGCCAGCGGGTGCCGAGGTATCCCCCTCCTGCAATCCAGCATCAACTCCATCCAAGACGAGATGGAGATTCTCGCCCTCGAGAAACAGGCCGTGAAGGACAACGGTGACGTGGTCCGCACGATTCAGAAGCAGGGCGGAGTCCTCGATCAGGACACGGCCAATGAGCTCGGCGCACTTAACACGCCCTCTTACACCTCAATCGCTAACACGATGGGCGGCAAACTTCTTGTGCTCGACCAGGGCGAGTCCCTAAACTCCTTCCAGAGCAACCGCCCCAACAGCACCTTCACCGGCTTCCTCGCGGCGCTTGAACGCGACATCGCTCAGGGCGTACTGCCTTACGAGTTCGTCGGAGACTCCTCCAAACTAGGCGGCGCCACCGTTCGCCTCGTAACCGCCAAGGCTGGCCGCGTCTTCGCCAAGTACCAGACTATCGTCATCGAACAGTTCTGCGTCCCGACTTGGGGCTACATCATTGGTCAGGGCATCGCCGCCGGCGACATCCCAGACGACCCGAAGTGGACAGAAGTTTCTTGGACCACCCCGAAGTCTGTCACCGTCGACGCTGGCCGTGAAGCCGCTAACGACCGTGCCGACGTGGAGATGGGCCTACTGTCCATGTCTGAGCTCTACGCCCAGCGCGGCCTAGACTTCCGCACCGAGATGAACAAGCGCGCCGCCGACATGGTGCATATCCAAGACCTTGCCAAGCAGTACGGCATCCCCTTCGAGCTTCTCTTCCGTCCATCCAATACCCCAGTAGGTACGGTTGATCAGGTCGACCAATCCGAACCGGCTCCTGACGCCAACCTTTCCGAATAACTCTATGCGTTTCCTTACCAACGGACTGTCGGGCCGCGAGCCCATCCTCATTGACCCGGCCAAGGCAAAGGACCACGCTGTTCTGGCTGAGAAGTTCGGCTTCACCGATATGCTTGCGCAGCTCTTCGGCATCGCCCCCAAGCCCTACGTCACCGCTGACGGCATCGGCGTCATCCCGTGCGTCGGCGTGATCGGCAAGAACCTGAGCCCTATCGAGAAGATGATGGGCGCCGTGGACGTGAACGAACTATCTGACGCGGTCGATGCGTTCGCGATGAACCCAGACGTGACGCGTATCGCCCTGCAAGTCTCCTCCCCTGGTGGCACGGTCACCGGCATCGAGGAACTAGCAAACAAGGTCCGCAACCTCGAGAAGCCGACGATGGCCTACACTGACACCGAGATGGCGTCCGCTGCCTACTGGGTGGCCTCTGCCGCTGATCGCGTCCTCTCCTCGAAGTCTGCCACGGTCGGCAGCATCGGAGTTTACCTCGCTGTCCCTGACTATTCCGAAGCCGCCAAGATGGCTGGTATCAAGATGGTCGTCATCAAGTCCGGCAAGTACAAGGGCGCTGGCATCGAAGGCACGACCCTCGACGAAGGCCAGATGGCGAACCTCCAAGAGAGCGTGGACGAGATTCACTCCGAGTTTAAAGCCGCTGTCCTGATGAAGCGCAAAATGGTCAAGGCCGAAGCTATGGAAGGCCAGACCTTCTCCGGCAAGCAGGCCGCCGCCCAGGGACTAGTGACCGGGCTGGCTGACTCCTTCTCCGAAGCCCTGCGGTCCTTCTAAGTTTATGCCACGTTTTTTCACCGACATTGACGACACGATTCTAAGGGATGGTCAGCCCATTCAGCGCGTCATCGATTACATCGACGAAAATGCCGAAGAGGTCGTCGTCCTAACGAACCGCGCTGAGAGCGAGCGCGATAAGACCACGGCAGAGCTCGACGCCATCGGCTTTGAGTACGACGCCCTGATCATGAATAACTCCGGCGCTGAAGCCCCTGCCTTTAAGGCTGGCGTCATCAAGGCCGAGCTCGATGCTGGCCGCCCGGTTGACCTGTTCATCGACAACCGTGCCGAAACTCGCGCCGCAGTCTCCGCCCTAGGCGTGAAGGTTATGGACCCCGCTGCCATCCCTGAAGTGGTCAAGAAAGATGACGGTGAAGAGCCTGCAAGCAAGCAAGCCCATGAAGCCAAAGTTTCCAACTTCCGCAAACTCAAGATGACCATCGAAGAACAACTGCTTGAAGCCTCGGCTGCCCTCTCGGGCCTCACCGCCGAACGCGATGACCTCCGTGCCACCGTCGAGAAGCTCACCGTCGGCGCCGCCGCGGAACTCGAAAGCCTGAAGATTGAAGTCTCTGTCAAGGACGCCTCGATTGCCAGCCTCACCGAAGTCGTCAAGACCATCGAAGCCGAAGCCGCCGCCCTCAAGGCCGCCGCTGTCGAAGCTGAAGCCGTTAAGGTCAGCGCCTCCAAAGAGGCCGCCAAGATTGCCGCGTCTGTCGGCGTCACCCCGGTTGCCCTTCCCCAGGGCGACGGTGCTCCTGCCGAGGCCGTCAACCACTACGTCGCTTTCATGGCCCTGCCTGTCGGGTCCAAGGAACGCAACGCCTACTTCGAGGCCCATCGCTCTGCGATCATCAAGGCCTCTTTCTAATTTCCCCCTAACACTACTCATTAAACATCATGGCTAATTCCATCACCGCCGCCCCGTCCGTACTGGCCGCTGGCGTCCTCTCCTCTCTCGTCAACAAGCTGCCTGTTCTCTCCGGCATCTCGTCTGTCTTCTCCGCCCGTCCCGGTTCCTCCGGCATGAGCATCCAGGTCCCGCTCATCGGCACCTCGACTGCTACTGCCTTCGGCTCTGGTGGCTACCTCACCCAGGACGACGCGACGATCACCGCCGCGACTGTCTCGCTCTCGCACTACAAGATTTCCAGCCGCTTCACCCCTTCGAACTTGAAGGACTACGGCGCTGACTTCTTCGTTCAGAACTTCGTCCAGACCGCGTCAATCGGCCTCGCCCAGAAGGTCATGGACACCATCAACACGCAGGTCACCAACGCTAACTACAGCGTCTCGACTGTCTCTGGTGCCGCCCTCTCGTACCTCGAACTCGTCGGAGTCCAGAAGACCCTCGACGACGCCAAGGCTCCTAGCCCTCGCTACGCCGTTCTGAACAGCACCTACATCTCTGACCTCCGTCAGGATACCACGATCGTTGGCAACAACGTCCTCGGTGCCTCCATCATCCGTGATGGCGACCTCGGTATCATCGCCGGTGCCCGCATCTATCAGTTCGCCAACCTCGCTACCAACTCCGAAAACTTGGCCGGTTGGGTTGCTGGTCCTGACGCTATCGCCTTTGCTTCCGCTCTGCCTGACTCTGAAGGCATCCCTGGATTCGAAGTCTCGAACGCAACGGACGCTGGCACGGGTCTCGGTGTTCAAGTGCTCGTCGGCATGGAACAGAGCGGTTTCTTAAACGTAACTGCCACGCTTCTCTTCGGTGCCGCTGTCGGTCGCGCCACCTCCCTCGTCCGCCTCAAGACCGCGTAATAGCGGCCTAACGGCTACGAACTTAAGGGGCTCAGTAATGGGCCCCTTTTTTGTGCCTAGTTCCCAAACGGGGCATTGATAGGATGAGCCTCTACGCTGACTTTCTCGCTGACGCTAAAGAGATGATCGCGGACTTCGGCGTGGCCGGAACCGCCAACTCTGGGGCCATTACCTTCCAGTGCCTTATCTCCGACCCAGCCGTCATGACCGTCCTTGAAGCAGGGGGGTATTGCGAGCGGACCCAGTACTCGGTCAGGATGCCCGCTGTAACGGCCTCCTGGAGCCTCCCAGACGGGTCTAATGGCTCATCGGCGGCCCTACTGTCGGGAGGCGTCCCCATCGCCAGCCTAGGCCAGGGGAAGAAGATTGTCGCTGGCGGGAAGACCGTCCGCATCACGACCCAGACCTACAAGCCTGCGTCGGCATGGATCACGCTCGTCGTCATTGACGATAACCAGTAAAGCCGTGGTGACGGTTAGCATCACCCCTAGGTCTCAGGCTGACTTCATCGCGGCTTGTCGCAGGTTTGCGGCGCTGACCGGGCAGACCATGCGAGATGCCTGCCTTGAACAGGCTGCCCTTGCCTGCCAAGACGCGGCAACCTTTACCCCTCCAATGCCCAAGGGCGGAGGCCGTGGCCTCTCAAAGGCCGCCCAGACCGCTGGAGACGAAGCCATTGCCGGCGACATGAAGAAGATGTTTGTCGCGGCCAATGACCGCAGCTCATCCTCGGCCTCGCCCCTGCTGACCAACCAACTTGCCTACGCCACCAAGTCCAACGACATCGGCCTGTTCAATAAGATTATCGGCAAGGGCACTCTCGAAGCGCTGAAGGGCCTGTCCCCGATCATGCGCAAGATTGCCAATGACCGCGACTATGACCGTGCGTTTGCCAAGGCTAAGAACTACTTCAACACGACCAACCCCGTGATGTCCGAGTACGGCCAAGGGTTTGTCCAGGACATCCGCCCAGTCCATAACCGCATCAAGGCCAAGTATGGTGGCCGCATCGGCAAGGGCGTCCGCCCGACCAAGGTCAAGATGCTTGTCGAGACCAAGGGCGAGATTACTCAATACATCAAAGACCGCCAGCAGATGGTCGGCATGATTAAGTCGGGCTGGGCTTCGGCCCTACGCTCCCTGCCAAAGCCCATGATTAACGGCATCCCCAAAGACTTCGGTGTCGACCTGCTC